GAAAAGAAGACATTGTTGGATTAACACGTAAAGGAAATGCCGGTTCTACGGTATCTAATCCAACCATGAAAGATGTGTTTGTGCCTCCTACCATTAAACAAGGGACCATGTACAATGCGTATGATGCAGGTGGACGCGCGTATGCACCCATTACAGATGGTGGCTATCAGGTGAGCGAGCAACAAGCAGTACAAACTGAACGTGATACCACTTCGGTACCCTATATGGGTACAGGAATGAGTGTGTTACCGCAAGCAATGTCTACTCATGCCGATTTAAGTGCGACCATTTCAGCCAATCGCATGACACATGGACGTATTGCTGGTGGAAATATGCAGACATTTCAACCAACGATGAACCAAACCAGTACTACAAATCGTTCTTCCATGCATACGCCTTATACGGGAGGCATGGGATCTTCCATTGCGAATGTTTCACCAAGTATGGAATTGTATGGTGGTATTCGTAATGCAAATAAATATGCTGAACCAGATAGAAATACATCAGATTTATTAGATGCTTTTAAGAAAAATCCTTATACACAAAGTTTACACAGTGTAGCTTAAAATATTTAGGAATAGTATGGAATACGAGTTAATCGTTTTAGATGAAGCATCTAAACTTTTACAACATGTACTTGATACAGTAGATCCTTCTGAAAAAAAAATAATGTTAATGGAAAATCGTAACAAATTATGGACGTTTCAAGATTATCATCCTCATCGCGTCATAGATATACCAAGTAAATATTTTCGATCCATTGAGGCTTATAAAAGGGCTAAATCATTCGGAACATTACATGAAGATAAAATCAGATTGGGACAACTATCAGCTTTACAGCAGGACGAAAGAATGAATAAATTGTTACTAAATAGAGAATCTTTTATTTTTATGCTTTATTTATATACTGAATTAGAAGCATTACTTTTTTATTATAGGGGAACTAAAAAAAGATTCGACCAATTTGAAACATCTGCCCCAGGGGAATTACGTAGTATAATTGAAAAGGTATCTCGCGGTAAAGCTATAGTCAAAGGATATGAAGTAAAAAATCAACAGTTAATTGAAGAAATTGCACGTGTTTCTCCCAAACAGAAGGAAAATATATATTTTGAGGATGGTGAATTTGCAAAACTTCATCCAGGAATGAAAATGTTATATCAGAAATACCAGATAGACCGTGCTGAATATCATGCAGATGTTGCTAACGGTGAACTTAATCCATACCAGGATGCTTTGATAGACTGCACTAAGACAGTATGTAGGGGAGCTGTCCAGGTTGGAACGGCAATTGGAAAAGCTGCATTTTCGGCGGCGAATAGTTATTTATCAGAAAAACAAAAAACTGAAGGTGGTAAGCGTAAAACAAAACGTCGTAAACAAAGAAAACATTTAACTAGAATGCGTTAAAATATCACGTTCAAATTCAGGAAGAGAAACTGGTTGTTGACCAATTTTAATATAAGTAGTACGATGAATATCATTAAGAATAGCATTTAAATCTTCTTTGATAGGTTTACCTTCGCGCAAGGCCTGAATCATAACACCACGTTGTGTTTCTAATTCTTTTTTCTTTTTCTCTCTTTCTTGACTTTGTTCTTCATGTCTGCGATGTGTATCTTCATAGGCACGTTTGGTCTGTAAATACTTTGTTTTTAGGGTAGCTAAATCGGTTGTCTTTTTGTACTCGAACATTAAATCAAACTTTTCCTTCAACACATGATTCGTTACATTCCTGAATTCTTGTTGCTGTCCTGTATACAATTGGTCAAACGTAAGATAAGTGGGAATGACAATATCCATGTTGCTTTTACACGACTTGGTTTGACATACAACCGTTAACGTTCTATTTTCTTCAGAGAAGACAAGAGGACTCTTTTTACAATTGGGACATTTTGTTTTGTATTTACGTTGCAAGCTATAATATTCCGTATACGAGGGTGGAATTCGAATGGTACCCATTTTTTTTACTTCCATATAGTATGCCTACAAAATACAACCGACGAAGACAACGTAACCGATCAAGGAAACAAAGAGGTGGAGCGTTATCTGAACGTACGCAACGATTATTACTCGATCAATATAATGGTATAACAGGAACAGAACAAAGGCGTCCTACCATTCTTGAACTTCAACAATTTATGACTGATAATCAAATAGAAGAACCTTTTAATGTTGTCATGGATAATATAGTTGACCTAATTGGACGGTTGCTTTCTCTTGTTCCAACTGATCTTACGCCACAACAGCGAGCGGAAGTAGAAAGACTCACTATACTTATGCGATCTTAGGATGCCTACAACCAATAAAAAAAATAAAAAAATAGTAATATTTAGGAAATAAAATTTATCATGGAATCAAGTTTATAAATCCAAATACTCTGACTGAATCACATAAGTTCGGCCTTGATAATGAATAACAACTTCCTCACTTAGTTCACGAATAAACTGTTTGATTTTATCCGTGACCTGTACTGGAAGAAATGTTACGTGCGTACATTGTTCTTCCACGATGACTTTCTTGACACAGGCTACACCAAGATGATCTTCGATCGCCTCTTTGATCTTAAAACCATGGTTGGAGAGAATAGGTGGAAGAATCATTTTATACAATCCAAGAAGAAAAAATCGTTTCAATTTTATTCGTATACTTTAAAAATTCTGTGTGGACAAAGCATAATAAGTTCTATTTTTTTTTATTAAATGGTTTGTTCTTACTAAATGGGAAATATACCTATGCAACGCATCAATTTTGAAGATATTCAATTTGCACAAAAGAATGAGTCGTTAATCATCAATACGTTACCTTCTTCTGATCAGGGATTATTGATTGCGGGTACCATTTCATGGGAAAAAGAAATAAAGGCAGTAGAGACGGCCATTCAAAAAAAAGAATCCATTTTTATTTATGGTAGACATTGTAACGATGAAACAATTTATGTAAAATATGAACAAATAAGAAAATTAGGAGGAAAAGTTTATCTTTATGCAGGTGGTTTATTTGAATGGCTTCTCCTACAAGATATTTATGGAGTATCTGAGTTTCACACGACATCTACTTTCAAAACAATCGACCTATTAAAATATAAACCACCTACCCTATTAAATACAAAATATCTTACTTATTCATGGCAGGAGGATTGTTGAATTTAGTATCTGGAGGTTCACAAAATGCAATCATGTATGGGAATCCACAAAAAACATATTGGTCTAGTGTTTATAAACAAATTACCAATTTTGGATTACAAAATTTTCGTTTAGAATACGAAGGTTTACGACAATTACAATTATCGAACGATACCATTTATTCTTTTAAAGTAAAACGGTACGCAGAATTGTTAAAAGATAGCTATTTTGTCATTCAATTACCAGACATTTATAGTCCAATTTATACAGATGGTGAAAATTATGTACCTTATGAATTTCAATGGATTAAAAATATAGGCGCCATGATGATTCGTACCATTCGATTCACAATCGGTGGATCTTTGATTCAACAAATATCCGGGAATGACATTGTTGCTTTGGCCAATCGAGATTTAACCTCTACCGAAAAAGCAAAATGGGATGATATGATTGGAAATATTCCCGAACTTTACAATCCTGCAGGGTATCATAATGGTATTTATCCAAATGCCATGTATCAACCAACTGATGCTTACAAAGCAAACGGTTCGGAACCATCGATTCGTGGACGACAGCTTCGTGTACCGTTACCTATTTGGTGGGCGTTGAATGCACAGCAAGCCTTTCCATTGGTATGTTTACAGTACAATGAACTTCAAATTGAAATCACGGTACGTCCGATACGCGAATTGTTTCAAATCAAAGACGTGACCGCGACGAAAACGGTCATTGCACCAAATTTTACAAATCCAGATCATCAGTTTTATTATTTTTTACAATCACCTCCTGAAACAATAGATCAATATTCTAAAGTTACTTCATGGAATGAAGGTGCCCATTTATCTTGTACGTATTGTTTTTTATCGGAAGAAGAGGCATACTTATTTGCAAGCAAAGAGCAAAAGTATTTAGTACGTGAACTTTACAATACATGGTTTTATGGTATATCTGTAACCGATAAATTATGGTTGCAAAATTCTACTGATTTAGTGTTAAATTGGATGTTTTTCTTTCAAAGATCTGATGTACAGAATCGTAATGAATGGAGTAACTTTACAAATTGGCCTTACAATTATTTACCCAATGATGTCGCGCTTTCTACATTGGAAGATACAAGCGGAAATCCTATTTTTGCCATGCCAGCTTATTCCCAAGAAAATCTTAAAGATATTCCCTTGTACTTTGGTATTATGTTAGATGGAACGTATCGCGAAGAAATGAGACCATCTACCATGTATCGATATGAACAACAATATTTAACAAGCCAAGGTGGTGGATTTACTAGTTTAGATGGAATGTACACTTACAATTTTTGTTTAAAAACGGATCCCTTTTCTGTACAACCATCAGGAGCCATTAATTTATCTAAATATTCAAAAATAGAAATAGAAGTGAATACGATTACACCTACCTTGAATCAAAATGTATTGTATTTTCCCATTTGTGACCCGTTGACAGGTCAATCCGTAGGTGTTACAAAATCTGCCTCTAGCATTTACAACTATACCTTTAATGTTCTTGTCATTGAAGAAAGGTATAATATTTTATCCTTCGTAGGTGGCAATGCCGCGCTGATGAATGCAAGATAAAATAATAAACTAATATATGGATGTCATCATTATAGGCGGTGGATGGGCCGGACTATTTACATTGAAACACTGTATTGAAGAAGGATTATCTTGTATATTATTAGAAAAATCATCAGATTTTGGTGGTGTATGGAATGTACAAAATTCGCCATCCGTTTATCCAAATACATATTCTGTTACGTCGAAACATTATTTATCGATTAGTGATTTTCCAATACCAGATGATTATCCAGAATTTCCACATCATTCATTCGTTTACAAATACATGAAATCTTATGTGAAACATTTTGAATTAAATAAATATATTTCATTAGATAGTAAGGTAGAAAAAATAAAAAAAATAAAAGAGTGGAACATCTCGTATTTGAAAGATGATATTCTTCAAACGATACAAGGAAAACAAATTGCTATATGCACGGGTCAAAATTCAAGATGTATTCAGATGCCATCTATTGATTATAGTAAGTTTAAAGGAAAGATCATTCATGCGAATGATTACAATGAAACGTTTCGACAAGATCATTGTGTTCATAAAAAAGTTTTGATTTATGGAGGATCAGATACAAGTGCTGACATTGCGGATGAATTAACGAATAACATGTATTCCAAGGACGAAAAAACAAAAGTGATTTTGAGTTTTAAAAAGGGTCGATAGATACAACGAAGAAATACAGGCGTCAATGCAGCAGATATTATGTATAGCCGTTATACAGATATGTGGGTAAAATTAACAAATAAAAAAATTTTTGATATTAGTTTTGTTCCCGAATTAGAATTTTGGTGGGGTAAAGGTGGATCGAATATTAAAGAATGGGAGCCAAAGAGTGGATATTTAAATTCTTATTTTGTAAAATCATCTAATATTGTAAATAAAGTATCGTTAGGTGAAATTGTTCCCAAGGGTAATATTGAAACAATTCATTCTACTGCAGTTACCTTTGTAGATGGAACGGAAGAAAAAGTAGACACGATCATATTTGCAACGGGTTATGCAGGTATGAATTGTATGTATGAAATACCGGATTCGATTAAAAAGGGATCTTATTATCAGCATTTATTTTTAATAGAAGATCCTTCTGTAGT